GATGATGCGGCCGGTGCGCTGGTTCGCCCGTAGCCGCGCGATCTCGCGCTCGAGTTCCTCGATGCGGTACTGGTAGCCCTTCACGATGATCTGCCGGGTGTACGCCGGCGAGACGTCCTTCGGCACGAACGGGGGCGTCCACGACTCGCGGAATACAGATTCCTGGCGTCCGGTCACTCGTATTGCTCCGGGTGTGCGAGACGGTCGACATCCTCGAACGGGATCTCCTCAACGGTGACGCGGAAGCCACGGAGGCAATCTCGAGCTGGGAGCACGTACGTGTGGTCAGCACCGACGACCGGTTCGACGCCCTCAAACCAGACCTCGAGCGCGTCTGTCACGATGCCGGCGACATCACCAGCCTTGACGCTCATAGCCGATCCTCCTCGAACATCTCTTCCATTCCCGTCATTTCGCTGGCCGATGGATCGGGCATCGCGTCTTGTCAACGGTCAGCTTGTAATCGATCCAGTACGCGCAGCACGTACACCCAGCCGCTACCTGCGCAGGCGTGAGCGTGTTCGTCGGCACCGCGAAGATTCGTTGTGTGAGCCGAGATTCACTCATTCTCGAACTCGCCGGGGTAATACTCATGACGCAGAAGGTCACGGAGCTTCCAGCCCGCTTCGCGCACGGCTTCCGAATCTGAGGCGGCAAGGTAGTCCGCAAAGGTCAGGAGCGATTCGCGCAGATAGCGAGGCTGCTCACGCGGATCCGCCTTGAATGTTTGTTCGTGTCCTGTCACAGCTTGGTCAGCCCCCAGAACACAAACGCGAAGCATCCGAAGATCGTGATGAACACGAGACAGACCTCTAGGGTCGCTTCCATTTAGGACTCAGACTCCGTTCGGAGGTCACGCACCCGATCCAGAGCGGCCAGAGCGTCCTGTGCTCGTTCCATAGCGCCCATCGGTCGCCAGTCCTTGTCGAAGTCGCATAGGTGTTCAAGGATCGTTCGTAGCGGCTCTTCAAGCGCAGCGAGGGCGTCCGTCTCACCGAACTGTGGTTCGCGGTGTTCAGGCATCATCGTCCCTCCCGGTCAGCAAGAGCGCGTCGAGCGCCTGCTGATCGAAGTTCTGCCACGCCTCCGCTGTCTCGTCGCGCTGGCGAGCGAGAGCGAGCACCTGATCCGCGAGGTCGAGCGCCCACGACTTCCAGAGCTTGTGTCCGGCCGGTAGATCGTCGGCCAGGACCTTCTCCGCCCCCGCGACCCATTCCGTGATTCGGTCGTGGGACGGGAGCGGCATCCCGGCCGCATCCGCCACGAACCCTGTCCTGCGTCCAATCTGTTCAGTCATGGCCGTCCAATCTGTCCACCACGAACCCTGTTAGGCGACCAATCGAATCAGTCATTCCACAACTCCTCCGGCACACCAGCTAGCCGTCGTCCCTCGTCCGTCAACGCCTCATTGACGAGCAGGCGCAGGTCGGAGGCGAACACCAACTCGGCGTCGCCGCCGTAGGCGTCCTCATGGAAGCCGTCTCCTGTCGGGCCGTAGAAGGTCTCGTAAGCGACGAGCCGACCGTCGTTCAGCTTGAACACGGCGGCGCACTTTCCATCCCAGGTGTCGCCCGTCTCGCCCTCGTAGAGCACTTCCGCGATGTCCTGTTCGCGGAACTCGCCAATGGACGTGTCGTCAAGGGAGCGGAAGGCGCGATCCCAAGAGGTTGAGAACGAGCCGTCGTCCCGCCAGCCAAACGGCGTGACTTTGATCGTTAGCTCAGCCATAGGACGAGAACTCCGTTTGGGTGAGGATCGGCTGCTCGTCAGGCATCGGCCAACCACCACACGTCGCCGTCGCGCCGCACGATCTTCCGCTGCGCCCATCCCTCGCCCTTCATTGCCTCGCGCTCGGTGCGGAACACGTCCACCGAGTCGCCTTCGTAGACGAGATCGTTGAAGTAGACGGTCGTGCCGTCCTGCCACAACGCGGACGTGGTGCTAGGCCGATCCGCACACTCCGTTGCTAGTCGTCCCGTCGAGGCAGCCGGAGCCGGAGCGCTACCAACGCTCGACGGCTCCCCAGGCCCAGACGGTTGCCCGGTGCTGCCCAGGGCCGTGCTGTAGCGCTCGGCCCACACCTTGCGGTTCCACTCGTCGGGATCGCGCTTGGTCACGGCATCCTCACCCTTCACGCCTAGTCGTCCTCCGCAGTTTGCGCAGGGGATCATCCGACTCGGCTCCTCTGGCGTCCTGCCCGGTTCAAGCACTTCTCCCGTACCGTCGCAGTGATCGCAGGAAGCCTGCACGCCTTCTGTGAGTCCGTCCTTACATCGCTTACTGTTAGGGCTGTTAGTCATGCTGCGGCCCCAGCAGGCGAATGCGATATGGACCGAGTGGAAACTTCCTGCCAGGTGCATCGGAACCGCTTGGTCCTGCGATGCGAGAGTCGCGCCACCAAAGCCCTGGCCCGACGCGCTGACCCAGCCTAATCCGAACCCAAACGATGCCGTTGTCGAACTGGCGCGGGCGGTTGTACCACGTCAGCCGCAGTCGCATGGCTCGGCGGAAGGACACGAACAGGGATTCGTGGCGTGTCACGCTGCCACCGCCTCGTATTCGTGCAGCGTCAGCAGATGTGAGCGGAGCTGGTGTCCGAGGTAGTGCGTGTACGCCGGCGGAATCGCCTCACGGAGCTCGTCCCACGTCATCCAGTCGATACCCATGTCCTTCGGAGCCTGCTCGACGGAGCCGCGATAGAGCGGCTTGCGCCCTTCGCGTTGCACCTTCGCGCCCTTGGGGTCCCAGGCGATCCATCCAGGCTTGCCGTAGTAGGCGCGGATCGTTCCCTGCTCCTTGTGGCGGCACTTCATATCCGCTCGGGCGCCCCAGTTCGTCTCAAACATCCGATGCCGGCGGACGTGGAGCCCGAAGGTCGAGCCGCAGAGTCGGATCGGGTCGATGAGCGCGTGCTTCGCGTTCTCAATGTTCTCGATGACGTAGGGCAATCCCGTGGACTGAAGCAACTCACGAGTGGGCTCAATCAGCTTCGGGTGGCGTCCATCCTTAGCCGCCAAGCCTGCGTATGCCTGGCAAGGCGGGCTGGCGTGGATCGCATCGAAGTAGCCGATCGATCCCAATGCCAGCAGGTTCCTCATGTAGCCGAGCGCGTCCATGTGGACAAACCGAAAGGGATAGTTCGGCTGCTGCACGATGTCTACACCAGTGACCTCAAACCCGGCCCTCGCGTAGCCCACCGAGCACCCGCCGGCACCACAAAACAGGTCAAGGAGCCTAGCCGCCAAAGTTCGCCTCCAAGAGCGAGGCCAGCGCCTCTGCGTCAGCGTCACGATCGGCCTTGATCGTCAGCCACACCGAGTAATCGGGGGTGCGGAAGTCGATCTCGGTCCCCTGCGAGCCGACGATGGTGCCGTCGCGGACGAGCTGCATCAGCGTGCTCGACTCATCGAACGCGATTTCGTGGAGTCCGTCGCTCACACTGCGATCCTCTGCTGCGAGCTCCACGCATCCCACGCACGCCCGATTGCGCCAGAGCCAGGAAACAGGTCAGTGAACTCGTCCTCCGGCGTGACACCGAGCAGGCCGAACATCCAGAACGCGAACGCCTCCGGCTTCTGTCCCCTAAGACTCTGGCCGGAAAGGTTCTGCGGAATGAACGCTGTGTCGGCGATCCAGGGCAACGACTCCCAACGCGGCGTCTTCACCAGCAGGGGTTCCCAGGCATACATGATCCGGGAGCGACCGATAGGACGAGCGCATCCGCGTCTCCACACGCACACCCTGAACTCCCAGGATTCCCAAGGACACAGCGGCAGCACTTCGCCCAACGCACGCTCAGACGTTGAAAGCGCCCATCCGTCGTAATCGCGCTCGAGTCGTTCCACCAGTTCGGCGTGATCTACCTCGCCGCCGAAGTCAGGGTGATCGCGGTAAATGTGCGACATCCCAGGATATGGCGGGTCGGCATATGCGAACCGCATGGATACTGGATCCGCATCGAATGCCGGTTCCCGCACCATCGTCACGCCTTCCGCCCCTGCGGATCGTGGCGCGGACACCCAGGCCGGATCGCGCCCTTCCTGCAACCACAATCCGCAGCCCCATACGGCCACAAGCCACGATTCAGCAGCCAAAATAAGACGCCCTGAAAGCCGAGCGCCACCGCGAACAGAAGCCAATGGGTCACGCGGTGGCCGCCTTAAGCCGGTTCACTTCACGCGACAACGAACCAACCTGGATCTCGAGCCGAACCACGTGCTCAGCGAGGAGCTCAATGTCGGCGTGCATGTGCGCCTCGTCCCTGTTCTCGGTGGCGAGTTTGGCGCGCGACACACGGTCGCGTAGGACTGAGAGTTCCTTCGGGGTCATGCGGGATTGCCCCCTTTACGTTGGCCCTTCTAGAAGGGAATATCGTCTTCGACCGGGTCTCCGGCCACTGTGGTCAAGCCAAGGTGCAGCTCGACTGCGGCGAGCAGTTCCTCGTTTTTGTTGCCGTCTTGGGCGAGCCACCATTCCCAGTAGGCGCGTGGCACGTCCTCAACCCTTTTGCCTTTGTGTTTTCCGAACGGAACGATCATCGACTGCGGATCCACAGCGTCGGCGCGGGCCTCGTGGTAGCCGTCCGTCTGTCGCGCCTGAACTTCCTGTTTCGAGGCGATCTTCTTGGTGTCGAAGCCCAATGCGACGATCGCGCGTCCCCACGCGGACGTCTCAGCGTTCATCGCCTCACTGTCACGCGTGTACGGGGTTTTGCCGGGGACCGGTTCGAACGCGTGCCCGATCCCGGGCCGCGTGTCGTCCTTGTCCCGGTACGCATAGGCGACTGCGTACCAGCCACCCGGTTCCTCCATGTAGCTGAGGGTTGCTTGGAGGCACCCGTCCGGGTACTTCTCGTTGAACAAACGGATTCTCTCCGCCACCGTCTGGTAGTCGTCCATGTCGAAGCTCACGATTCCCCCTCCTCCCGTCGCGTGTCCTCGTACTCCCATTCCGCGAGGAGCTGTTCCCACTTCTCGATGGCTGCTTCGCGGAGGGCTTGTTCGTCGTCCATCCACGCGGGACGCCACGACTTCTTGATCTCACGGGCCTGCGGGTTCACGCGGCAATCCCCAGTTCCAACAGGTGCTTGATGCGTTTCACCTGGCCGAGGGCTTGATCCAATGCGGTGCCGATGCCGGCCTCCCACGCGAACAGTCCGGATTGGCGGGCGCTGCGGTATTCGCGCGCCAACATGCACACCTGCTCATGCCAATGCTCAAGACTCGCCCGCAACTCGGCGGCGTCCATCTCTTCGTAGCTGGTCACCAGACCATCCAGGTCAAATAGCCGCCGCAGGCTTGGCAGAGCCACACCTTCCCGAACTTGATCGCGACCGTCCGGACGCCCTTGCAGTAGACGACCCGGCTCACGCGGCGACCTCGAAAAGGGTGAGCACGCCTTCGCCGTCCCGACCCAGCGTGGATCGATGATCGTCACCTTCAGGAAGGGGAGACGGGTTAGACGAGGGCGTGCTCGACGAAGCCCGGGCTTGGGCCGAGAGGGTAGGCGCAGCCGATTGGCTGTTGGTTGCCCGGGCTTCGTCCAGCCGCCCCACAAGACGGTAGACGTCGTTGCCTTTCTCTTTGCGATGCTCGACCTCGAAGCCGCGGGCGCGCAGTTCGGCCGCCGCATTGTTGGTCATCAGGTATCCGACGCGTTCGAAGATCTCGCGGCGGCTGTAGACGCGGCCGTCCTTCAAGACCGAGAGCATCCTGTCGGCGCGGTTCATCCGCCCAGTCCCTTCCAGATGGGGCCGTACATGACCCGCAACATTTCGTGGGCGCCATACACGGCGAGACCGAAAGTAATGAACGCAGCAATGATCAACTGCCACTGAGTCCGAGTAGTCACGCTGCCTCCTCTTCTAGGACGTCAAGGAAAGCGGCGAGAGCGCGGCGGTGTTTTGGTCGCGGCAGCTTCCCCGCTTCCCAGTACTGGACGGTGCGCGGGGACACTCCGAGCATGTGCGCGAACTCGACTTGCGAGAGTTGTGCGGCGTCTCGAGCTAGCCGAATCGTGGCCCCGAGCGGCTCCTCATGTCCCTTGACACGCAACTCCATATCGCGCAATATACACGATACAGATGCGAAGTCAAGATGCGCGCAAAGATGTATCGGCGACAAAAACCCGCAGTTTGCGGAGACTGCTCCTCGAGGCATTGGAGGAGGGCACCCGCATCCGGATGGCAGCGGTCGGCGAAAGGATCAAGCAGGCTCGGCAAGAAGCCGGTCTGACCCAAGACGATCTGGCCGAACTCGTCGGCGTAGGGATGCGCCAAATCCAGTACTACGAGGCCGGGGACTCAGACCCGTACCGCAAGATCAACAAGATCGCCGAGGTCACAAACCAGTCGGTCGGCTGGTTGCTACACGGAGATCCGGTCACGGGATCAGATGTAGCCGACCAAGGGATCCCGCCGGACCTTGAGAGCCTCCTTCTAAGACTCGAAGGGGGACTCCTTGATCTATTGAAGGGTCAGGCCGAAATCCTCGAAAGGCTCGGGAAGCTTCAATGGCCGCCCGAAGTCGAAGCTGAGCAGCCTCAAACTCGTCCCCGGCGGACTCGATGAGAAGAGCCTCTGGTAGACCCGTGCCCCCTTTCATGCCTCAGTCGGAACCCTATACCCCATCCAGAGGGGTTGCCAATAGTCCGAAAGGGGCAGTCCGCATGACCCAGCAGCGTCCGCCGTCCGTAGGAGACCTCGCCGGGAGGCTCGGCGCCCTCAGCCTCCTACTCCTCTTCCTCCTCGTCCTCCTCCCCATCTGGCTCGTCGTCGTGTACGCGATCCTCGGCAAAACGGACATGATCGCCGGAACTGTCCTCCTCGCCGTCGTCGTCGCGTTCATGGTCGCCACCAAACGCAAAAACCGGCCCCGCCCCTAGACCCCCAGGCGGGGATTCAGGGACGAGACCGGTGTCGGCGCGGCAGGGCGGACGGCAGCGGATGGCCCGCGCGCCAACCTAGAGAAGAATCCGGAGGATCTGATCCGGCGGACACCCCTTCCGGGCCAACCGCCGCATCTCCTCAATATCAATCTGGGACGACGCGAACAGCTTCGCGTCCCGCCACTCCATCCCCATCCGGCGCGCCTCCTTATACCGGTGCCGGTGCAAGACCAGCTCCTGGTCGGACAGGGGGATCGGGTCAGGCTGGGGTTCCTCCTCGTCCTTCTTCGAACTCATGAGACCCACGGCAGCTCCTCGGATACAACTGGTGGACAACCCCCGACGAGGGGGCCTTCTCGAACCGGGACGTGCCGGCACGGGACAGGTAGATGTGGTCGTAACCCCTTGTGGTCGCCCACCGGATGACGTCCAGCACCTGCCAGTCACTGATCGTGCGGCGTTCGTCGTTCCGGTGGTCTTCGTCACCGTCCATGTAGGCGAAGAACCGCCACACCGAGACGTCACTCATCCGGCTCGAACACGATCGCGACGTCCGGGCCGACCTCCCACTCCAACTCAAGATCAGGCGAGAAGGTGATCACCTCGTCCTCGTCCGGTTCGTCAACCATCCGATCTCGCGCTCCTTCTGGTACAGCCGCTCCGTCAACACCACATCCGTCCGGTTCCGGTCCTTGACCAGGTCGATCGCGGCCGGATCCTTGCGGCGCAAAGCCCGCGTCCAATCCGTCGCGGACAGATGCGGCTTCGACCCCAACTCGAACCGGTCACACAACGCCTCAAGGCTCCTAGGGATCCCGGCCGGGATACACCGCATCGTGTCGACCACCGGAGGCCGCCGGGGCTCCGTCAACCCCAGCTCGCGCGCCAACCCGGTGATGCCCTTCCAGTCGTGCCGAAAGTTGTGGCCCAACAACCGGTCCGCCCGACTGATCGCCCTCCACAACGGATCCAGCAGCCGCCGGATCGTTGCGTCCTTCCACTCCCACTCGATCCAGACCGTCTGGACGTCCGGGTCGTCGACCCATTTGAAGCTGAGACAGAAGATGCGGTCGTAGACGAAGTCGCCGCCGCCGTACCAGTCGGGGCCGTTCTCGATGTCGATGCCGAGGATTCGTCTAGGCGAACCCGTCGGCGGGATCGGCTCCGGTCTCGATAGCCTCGCGAGGGGCAGAGTCGATTCCGAAGTAGGGGACGAGGGCGTGCGCTGCAGCGGCCCGACCGAGGGCAACAGGGTCGACGGAGATTCCGTCCCTTGCTGCTTCATCCAGCTTCTCCTTGACGTAGGTCTTCATTGACTCGTCCAGGCGTCGCTGGTAGCGACGCAACAACTGTGCGATCTCGTTGCGGCCGTACGCCTCAGCGTCACGGCGATCGTGGTCCGACAATGCAGCCAAGCCGTCCTCCTAGCTAGCGGACACGGATCCGGCACATCTCTCGAAGCTGCCGGTCGAGCCTGTAGTCGGGGTCATGCTTTATGCGGTGGTACCGCTCGAGCTGGCGGGCGCGCCGCTTCACAGCGCACCCCCAACCAGGGACACCGTCGCGGCGGATCACATCCATCGGCTCACCGTGACAGGAGCACCGCCTCACGGCTGGCTGATGAACGTCCACTCCTGCCCCTGCCAGCGTTGAAGTTTCCAAGCCGGGTACGTGATCATGTGGATCCCCGTCTTCGCGGCGCGGTGGTGGGTGGCGCAGAGGACGAGCATGTTGTTCTCCGAGTCCAACCAATGCCGGAGCCGGTCCCGATCACGCATGATCTCGTGGAAGTCCTGGGTGATCTTGGCGAGGTCGACGCCGTTCGCCGCCGCCCACTCGAGCTCGTCGTGGTGCGTCTCCATCTGCCGCCGCTTCTTCTCAGCCGGATCGGTCAGCTTCTCCCAGTCCGAGTAGCGGAACCCGCAGATCCAGCACGGCTCGTCCATCTCCCGGATCAGCTTCCGATGCGTCCTCCGGTACAGGTTGGAGGCGTGCCGCTTCTCATGCGGCGGATAGAAGATGTCTTCGACGAGGGTGCGGCGCAGCTCGCTCACACGGCCGCCGATGCTGCTCCCCCACAACCAGGGGTCAAGTCCCACTCGAAGAAGCCTGCGACGACCATCAGAAGACGATCGCGAGGAGTTTGCGAGTACCACCAGTCCGGTGGTGGTGGTTGTGCGCCCACCTGACCATCCGCCGCCGGTTCCACCGGGCAAGGTCGTGGCTCAACCCCCGCCAGGAGGCGAACGTCACCGACCGTTTCACCGAGCTCGACACCTTGACGTGGAAGTGGTGGGCGAACCAGGCGACCGTGTGCAGGTCGCGCTTGTCCACCGTGACCGGCTTCCACCACTGCTTCGCCCCCATATAGTCCGGCATGTCCTTCAACAGGGCGACCCGGGCGGGTTTCCCGGACGAGTAGTAGTCGATGAACTTGCCGCCGCCGATGTAGAGGCCCTCATGTCCTGGGGGTGGGCCGGCGTTCGCGCCGACGAGTGATCCTTGGAAGTAGACGACGTCGCCGGGTTGTTCGTGTCCTTTGCGGACGTCGCGGCCGGTGAGGCTCGTCCACTGCTCCCGGCTCCCACGGGGGATTGTGATGCCGACGCGTGCATACAGGTAGTGGACGAACCCGCTGCAGTCGAAGCCGCCGAACGGTTTGTCGCCACCCCACACATAGACGATCCCCGACCCGGGCCCGTACCTGTGCGCGAACCGGACAAGCTCCTTCTGGGTGTGCGTCTCGAGCGCGTACTTCTGCGGGACCGCCGCTCGCGCCGGTGGGGGACTGGTGGCCGCTGTGGTGAGAACCGCTGCGGCGGCCGCACCCGCCCCAACGAACCCGGCATAGCGGAGGGCCGCCCAGAGGAGGTCGATGGTGAGGGCTTCGGCGAGCGCCTCCAAGCCGTGCTTGACGAGCTGTGACGCGTTCTCGACTGCCCACCGGGGCAGGTGGTAGAGGAAGACCTTGAGGCGTCCCATCAGGACTCGAAGTCGATGTGCCAGAAGTCGGAACAGAACTGCGGCGACACCGCATAGACCGCGGGCATCCAGAAATAACCCTGATCACCCCAGCCGTCACCCCATGAGTTTCTGACTTCGAAGTAGAGCTGCCCGTTGATCGGCCGGTAACCGACGATCACGACCGCGTGACCGCCCAACAGCTTTTCCCGGGACGGGTCGGGGAGCGGCATCACACCGTCCGCCCCGATCGTCTCGAAGCTTTCGAAGACGGCGAACCCGAACACGACCGGCCGACGGAAGAACGTCGACGCCTGGAACGAATGCGCGGACTGGGTGACGCGCCCATAGAGGGCCTCATGCTTCCTCGCGTCCACGTACGCCTGCGCTGGCGGCTCGACCGCGAACCTTGTCACGTCATACGGCCAATCCGATTCGGGTGGAGCACCGAACGTCGAGACCACCTTCATCCCGTCCCGGATCTGGGCACCCGAATCCGTGGAGACGTGGCCTTCGAGGTTGCGTTCGTTCCAGTAGATGAACAACCGGGACGGCGTCACCGCCGGCTGGTGTTCCTTCATCTCTTGGTATTCGACGCAGGCGCCGATCGCGTTCGCGGTACACGACCCCAACTGGCCTTGGTTGTAAACCGGGGGCATCGCGTCGCGGAGCGACCACTCGGCCGGGAGCGGCGTCAACCTCTCCTCGAGGCTCAGTTCCCAGTGGTGGTCGCGCGGGTCGAGGCGGTCCCTTAGCCAGCCGTAGTTCATCGGTGCCTCCTGACGTAGGCTGCGCGCCGCTCCCACCAGCGGTGCGGGACGGGGAGTCGCGTGTGCGGCCGGTACCGATGGTTGAACGGACGGATGCCCTTCCATTTGCCGACGCCGAGCGTCCAGTCGAACCAGGCGTGGAACCCATGCCGTCGCCGGAGCCGTTGGGCGCGGGTCAGTTTCCGGTGCTTGACCGGGTGAAAGAGGTAGTAGTGCGCCCAAGCACCCGCGGTCTCACGGGCCGGGTTCGTTGACCGCTCGAACCGGTAGGCGATGCAGGAGACGGCCCGGTAGCCGACGAGACCGCCACAGAGTTCTTCCTCCTGGTGAAGGACGTAGTTGACGCCCGTGCTCGACCACGCCCACTCCTGTGTCTTCTCGGAGAAGGGACCGTAGTAGACAGACCTCGGCAACGCCCCACCAGCGTGTAGCTGGTTCGGCCCAAAGCTCGTGCCGTTGTCGCCGATCCCGCCGCCGGCGCCCTCCATCGTCGTGATCGCGAGCTCCGCCGCGGGGTCCACGTGGTAGCGCGGTGCGGCCTGGAAGACGTAGTTGACCAGCGGCTTGCCTGGGCTGAGATGGACAACCCCCGTGCTGGTGACTGTCGATGCGACTGCTGCGGTTGCGACACCGGCCCCGAACAGGCCCGCATACCGGAGGAACGTCCAGAGAAGGTCGAGGGCGACCGCCTCCGCGGCAGCCTCCTCGCCCCGTTTGTGTCGGGCGAGGAACCGTCTAAGCCGCTGGACCACGCGGGGCCTGACTGTTGGTGGGGCCGGCGATGACCGCCTCCGCGCCGTGCAGGATCCGGTGGATCGCACCGAGGATCCCGACCCGTCCAACCCACAGGACGACCGTGGTCGCGCCACCCGCGATAGCGAGTTCCTGGGTTGGGGAGAGGTCGATGACGTTCCAGTGCTTCAACGCGACGCCGAGAAGCCAGACGAGGGCGTTCGTGAGTGCCGCCGCAAAGGCGTTCGGGTTGGCCATGCCGTCCTCCTAACTAGAAAGGGTGTGGGCCTTAGACGGCCCAGCTGAGCGCGAGCGACAAGAGGCCGCCCGCGATCCATGCGTTCTCGTTGCTGTGTACCGCGCTGACCGCGGCGAGTAGGGCGACAGCGAAACAGACGACCGCTGCCAATGCGAAGAACCGGCTCGGGTTCAGGTTCACGTTTCTCCTTCTTCCGGGATTCCGAGGTGCTGGTGCAACCGGTCAAGCTTTGAGTGGATCTTCTTGGCGTGGCGCAACCCGACAAAGAAGCCGGGGATGAACCAGATCGCCGACGCGATCAGATTGGTGAGGACTGATCCGTCAGGCCACGCGAACCAGTCATGGAGGAGAGTCATCCGTGGTGTAGCCAGATGATCGTCGCGACCGAACCAACCGTCCCCGCCATCAACGCGCCAACAGCCAAGGCGGCGGATACCTGCCATTTCTTCCAGGTCGCGACCGCGGTCAGACCCGCCTGCCACAAGTTCAGGGCGGCAATGTCGCCTTTGACGGCGTGGAGTTCTTCCCGCGTCACGACCGGTCTGGCTTCGACAACCAGGACGCGCTTGTCGAGGTCTTCGAGTTGTCGCTCGTTCTCTAAGAGTTTGGCTTGCGTTCCGATCGCCCCTTCACGGTCGATTCGTTCGATCTGGAGACGGAACGTGTCGAAGCTCGACCGGATCTCCTCAAACCGACGGTCGAACTTGTCCTCGAGGCGTTCCGCGATCTCGTAGACGTCTTTGATCTTGATCGTCTGGTCCCCTGTCACATCCATTGTCCTCGGAGTTAGAAGTTGCCGTAATCAGTCGTCAACCGGACGATCATTGCTTCCATCGACACCCCGGCACTCGATCCAGTTGTTTGGCGCAACTGGAGTAGCCCCGCCGACGGGACGGAACTCGGATCAATCGGGAACCCCTGGGTGGCCTGGGTTATCCCGATACCAGCCGCGAACCCGGGCTTGTCGAACACGTCCTGGTCGTACATGCCGTTGTCGAGGGCCTCAATGTTCCAGACCATTTCGCACGGCTGACTGGCGGTTGCGCCGTTCCAGTCACAACTGATCGTCGCCATGTAGAAACCGGTCGCGTTGATCTGGAGGCCGACGCCGCTAACGATCGTGAAAGTGCTGGTGTCGTTCGTGTAGACATGGGAGGCGGTGAAGTCGTAGTCGGTCGCGCTGACGCTGCTCGGCACTGTGATGTTGATGTCGTGCAAGTGGATCCAGGAGGCGCCTGCCATCCCTGGGATCGGGTCCATGCCTCCGGGCCGGTGGTCCCGGCCATGCATAACCGGCTTCTCAGGCATTAGGTAACGACCACGGTGTGGTAGACGAGAGCGGACCCGTCCGGGACGGTCCCGGTGACCGTCAACGTCACCCGCCAGTTACCACCAGCAGCGAACGTGTGGGTCGGGTTCTGTAGCGTGGATGTGCCCCCGTCCCCGAAGTTCCATGACCACGCCGTGATCGGGCCGCTGCTCCCCGGCGTCGACAAGTCCGTGAATGTGACGAGAAGCGGATGCGCCCCCGTGTCCGGCGCAAACGTGAACTCGGCGGTGAGGCCACCCCCGCCGTCAACCGGCGGATTCCATGAGGCGGGCATGTACCGGAAGTGATGCCTCGACGAGAGTGTGACCGTGAGCGTCACGTCCCACTGGTCACCCTGGAGTGGTTTCAGGTCGTAGACGAGCTGCTCAACGAAATGGTCCTGCTCCACCCCGGTGGTCAGGTTGAACCCACCCCCGCCCGGGTGAATCGACCAGACGGTCATCAGGTCGGACAGTTCGATGCCGCAGAGGAGCTTCCAGCGGGCCGCGTAGTCGCCGTCGTGCGGTGCCGCGTTCCGGAACACGATCTCGTTCGCGGTGATCGGTGGGTCCTTGTAGTTGTGGACGGTCGCCGTAGCGAACGACGCGGTCTCCTGCAAGGCTGTGTTGCCGTCGTCGGCGTTGTCGGTGATCAGGTTCTCCAACGACATCCCCGACGTCCGGGGGCCGTATGCGCTGATTGACGTGGAGTCGCTCGCGAACTGTGACCCGGAGGCGAGCGCCGAATCGGAGATCCCGATCGGGGTAACCAGGGCCGCGTTGATCAGGTCCGTCTTGGAAACCTCGAACTTCAACCCGTTATAGAGAGTGAGCGTGTTATTCGCCTCATAGGACGGAAGGTCGCCGACGCTCCAGTGCAACATGCGGGTGCCGAGCGCGCGCGTCGTGTTGTCAGCCGGAATGAAATGGTCGGGGACGAACCGGTAGTAGCGACCCCGGAACGCGAAGCTCCCATCGAAGGCGATGAATCGGTTCGTCGACCCGGGGTATTCGGCGTCACAAGCCTCATCGATCACCTGAAGGAGGCTTGTCCGGTTGGCGTACACGCGGCCTTGCACGAACACGTTCCCCGACGCGACCTCCAGCAGGGTGGCCGGCCAGATTTGCGCCATGAACGCCGTAGACGAATCAGCGAGGACAGCCAGGAGGCGGTCATCGATGTGTTGCCCCGTATAGAAACAGTCACCGACGGACTCGCCCGGGACGGTGTCGCCAGCCTGGTCGGGCACGATCTCCGCGTCGTTCAACATGTCCAACATGTCGACGAGCGTGATCTCGAAGTCGAACCAGTCCTCACGCTCATGCAGCGTGTGCGAGATGGTGTCGATGTAGCCGCGGAACAGCCAGTTCCACGTCTTAGCCTGCGGGTTGTAGAGGGTCACCGCCGCCTGTTTCACCGGGACAAGGTTCCCGTAGTACGGGCCGGACGTGTTCGTCGGGTCGAGGATCCCCTTGGTGTCGACGCCTTGGATCGTCACCGTCCCCGGCGTCGTCTTGTCGCGCTCGTTGGCGCGGCCACGGTGAACCGAGACCGACTCAACATGGATCCCGTCGAGGTTGTCGATCCGTGTCCAGGTGACGGGATCGTCGAGCGGCGCGTTCGTGAACGCGATGGAAACCCCCGGCGGGACTGTCATCTACCGTCTCGAGCCCGCGCGCTGATGCGTCTGCCGGTGATGCCGCTTCGTCACCGACACGATGTGCGAGTCCTTCGACTTCACATGGACGTCGACGCGGACGTGGTGGTGGCCTCCCCCGGTGCCGGCCTGGTTCGGTGCGTAGCCGCGGTGTGCTTCCGCCTGGGCGATCCGTTCCCGGAGCTGCATCGCCTGGGCTTGGGTCAATCCTTGGACTGCCCCGACGATCGCCGCTGAGGAGACGGCGTGATACGTGTCGATCGCACCGCGGGTTTGGGCGAGAATCGAGTTCTCCTGCTGGACGATCTGCCACGCAGCGATCAGACCCTGCATCGTCAACTCATGGCTGTTGATCGCTTTCATCGCCGCGGCTTTCGCCTGCTTCGCCAGTTGGATCTGGCGGGCATCCGGACCCGAGTTCGACGGGTTCAACGCGGCGAGCGCATCAGCCTTCGCGATCTCCTCCTGCAACTTCGGCGACAACGCAAACTGGTCCGACTTGGTGTGCAACATGCGGGTGACCGTCGCCAACTGCTTCAAGACGATGTTGCGTTCCTCCGATGTGTTCGCCTCGGCGAGGAGCGTCTGCAGCCGCATCCGGTCCTTGTTCAACAGGTCCCGTTCCGCGCCGAGTTCACCGTTCGCCAGGTCGAGACGGGCTTGGGCGAGAAGGTTGTCGTTGTCGACCGTCTTCCGGAAAGAAGCCACCTGCTTGTTCGCTGCCGCCCCAGCCTTCGTTTGTAGGCTGGCGAGCTCGTCGTACGCTTGTTGGATCGCCTTGCCGTGGAGTCTGCCGCTGTGGATGAGGTTGAGGATGTACCGGCGGGCGTCCTCGTCGGCTTTGGCGATGCTGCCGTACCCGGCTTGGGCTTTCGCGAGTTCGTTCGCGAGGTTCTGCGGCAACTGGAACTGGGTGATCGGCGGCCCATCATGGCTGAACGGGTGCGTCCGCCGGTAGCGCGACGCAGCCTGACGTTGTTCCTCGGAGGCTGCACGCGGGGACGGTTCATCCCGCTGAACATTCGGAGCGTGACGGTGGTGTCCACCACCACCACCACCGAAGATGTCTCCGATCAGGTTCCCTGCCGTCGCCCCGCCGAGAGCTGGGATTCCGATCGCGTCGAAGATGGTGCGGCCAATGCTTCCACCGGGAACGTGACTCCGGGCCTCGTTTACGAGCTTGATGGCGATCGGAATGACGATCGGGGCGATCGACAAGGCGCCCAACCCGAGGAGGCTGCTGCGGAGAGTCGCGACCTTCGCGTCCGCGGCCAAAACCCCGGTCCCAACGCCGCTCTCAATGCTCGTTCCGATGTAGGGGCCAATGCGACCAACAACAGCCGACGTTTCGGCGGCGGACCCCTGGAGGGTCGCCAGTTCCGCATCGGTTGTCGCAATCGCAGGACCCGCCTTCGCCGGGATCATGCCGAAGGCATCCCCGATTCCCTTGACCAGTCGTCCGATTCCGCTGACGGCGAGGCCGAGTGGGCCGCCAATCGCGAGGAGGGCCACGAGGCCGCCGATGTAGTCCTTCGAGATAGAGGGGAGATGGCTGAACGCGCCCGAGATTGCTGAGATACCGTTAGCGATGGTCGCCACAGTCGGCGCCAACGCGGTTCCCAGCTTGATGAAGTCGGCGCCGATCTCGGCGACGTCCTGCTTGATCTTCATCGCCGGCTGATCCATCGTCTCCGAGACGCGCTTCCAGAACGACGCCGGATCGTTCAACTGCTGGATCTTCCCGAGCGACTCCATATACGACGAGTAACCCTGGATCGCCTGGAGAGCGGAGCCCCCGCCCTTCGACCCGCCGAACGCCGCGAACACCGCCTGCCCCGCCGCAGCCTTCCCCTGCGTCTGAACGAGACGGTCATATCCGGCGACCAGATCCGCGAGTGCTTTCGTCATCCCGCCGGACTGGAGATCCTGGCCGAGCTGCTGCTGCGAGAGGCCCAGCTGTTGCAACGCAGTCCCGGCGCTCTTGGCCGGGTCAACCATCCGGATCAGCGTCGTCGTCAGGTTCGTCGCGGCTACGGTCGCCGGAACACCCTGCTTCGTGAACACGTCCAACAGGGCGCCGGCCTGCTCGAGCGGGATCCCGATGGCGTGCGCGGTCGAGAAGAACCGGGTGCTGAACGCCTCGTTCAGGTCCTGCAAATGCATCTTGCCGGTGGCGACGACAGCGTCGATCGTCGCCATCGTCTTCGCGGCGTCCTGGGTGGAGACCTTGAACACCTTCATCGCCGACGTGAGGGCGTTCGTGGTGTCGACCATGTCCGTCTGGCCGTTCGCCGCCCCCGCCGCAGCCGTCTTCAAGATCGTCAACGCCCGAGCCCCACGTTCGCCTTCCGACTCAACGTAGTAGAGGCCCTGAGCCATCGCCTGCGCCGACTGGCCATAGGACTGGCCGGACTGGACGAGCTGCAACACGCCCTGGTTCATGTTGCGAAGCTCAGCGTTCGTCGCCCCGGCCTGCGTATGGATCAGCAGGAGCGCCTGGTTGTAGTCGAGCGCCTGCTTCACAGCCTCGTACCCGATGAACGCGGTCGGGGCGGTGACATATGTGGTAAGGCCGCGGCCGATCGTGCCTGCCGTCTTCGTCAGGGACGCCTGTGTGGTCGCGGCCTGGATGCCGAGCAGCTTGTACGCCTGCGATGTTTTCTTCGCAGACTGCTCCTGGATCGCCAACTGCTCAGCGGCGGACGCTTGTCCCGTAGCCCCATACGCATTCAGCGCCGCGGCCTGAGTGAGCAGCGTGTCGGCGCGAGTGGCCGTTGCCGCGGCCAGTTCTTTGCCGTAGGCAGCGAGCTTTTCGGCGGCGACTGCCGCCGCGTCGCCCGTCTCCACGAAACCGAGCGTGACTTGGTTGAGGGCGCGTGTCGCGGAAGCAGAATCTCCCACGACCTCCACGAACGCCTTAGCCATTCGACTCAGCCTTCTCGGCGGCCCTGCGCCGCTCCTCGTAGTCCTCGTAAATGTCGAGTAGGTGCCGGATCTTCAACTCTCCTACGCCGCTTGGGGGCCAGATGTGGTAGTCGGCTGCGAGCGCCGGCGACCAGAGGTCTTCGGGGTCGACTTCTCCGAGGGGGACTCCGACGAAGGCGTTCCATTCTCGGAGGAGGAGCCGCCAGGGGTCTCGTCCGGGGGGCCAGCATCAGTCCCGACAGGGTCGAACCCGACCAGCTTCACATCACCCGCCGTCAACTCGTCCATCACAGAGACGACGGTGGCTTCGTCGGCCATAGGGTTGCCGCGCCACCAGGCGACCGTCGCGAACGCCATGTTCACCGCCGCGTTATCCGTCCCACCGGACAGGAGGGTGTGAAGGTTGCAGCCGGCGACGTGTCTGGCCGCCCTCGACTCCTTCGTCTTCCAGCTATCGAGAATGACCCACGGATAAAACTTGCCTTGAATCTCGAACCCGACCCGTTTCTCAGTCATCGCAGCTCACCCGTGAACGAGACTGGTGTGAGCGCGATCGAGTCGATGTTCCCCTTATGCACCGACACGACGGTTCCGGCGGATTCGAACTTGAGCCAACCATCCTGGTCGGGTGCGGGGAACTCGTAGTCGAACGGGACTTCGAGCGTGTGTGATCCGCCTGAGCGCAGGCTTACTACTAGTGTGGCCACCGTGGTTTCCTTTCGTGTGGCTGGTTTACAAGCCGCGCGAATGCAGAAGCGCCGAAACGCTCCCGTCAAGTTCCGCGACCACTTCGGGCAACTTCGAGTCCCTCGCGGGAAGAAGGCCCTTTGTCATTTGCAGCGACCCCCAGTTCGACCTTCTGCGTTTGATGTCGCTGCTGCGCCGCAACGTCTGCCCCACCGAGACGATCGCCATCGTCGACGTGTTCGGCCGGACCAGTGTCCGGAACCCGGATGTCGCAACGTCCACGCCGGGTTTGTCGCCACCCCACGACACGAAATCGGTGGTGGCTTCGGTCTGGACGATCTGGCCAGCCGCGTCGAGACCCCGGAGAAGCGCCTCGTACAGTTCGGCGTTGACGATGCGGAGGGCCTGGGCGAGCTCGCGCAGGCCCTCGTACCGAACCCCAAACACCCGGAAGCTACGTGGTGTAGTAGAGGACTCCGGAGGACGTGGCGTTGTAGAACGTCACGTTGTTCATCATGTTCGCTGCGCCGACGGTCCCATCGACCGGATCGAACGCGTCGAGAACGCTGAACATGACGAACCGCGGGTTCGTCGACGACGTCGCCAGCGTCGAGTCGGGGATGACCTCAACCTCGAACGGCGTATTGCTACCGGCGAGCGGTTGGAGGGTCGCGTACACGCTGCCGGCGGCGTAGTCGTTGAAGAAGTCGACCGAGATTTGGGCGTCACCGAGGCCGAGGAGCCGCTGCTTGTAGATCGCGCCCATCGCGGAGACATCAACGTTGTCCCACTTGATGTTGAACGACAGCTTGTGAACGTGGTCGCTGAGCAGCACACCATTCACTTTCAGCGATACGTTCCTGGTGATGTTCTTAGCCATTTAGTGCCTCTTCCTCCTGGGCTGTTTGGGGTTCTGGGGGTTCGATGTCGAGCGGAGGCAACGTCTTCGGATGCTCGACAGGGACGACGCGGAGGGCGCCGACACGGATGAGGAACATCTCCCGGTCAAAGGGGATGTCTTCCTCGAAGAACTCGCCCGGGTAATGGGTGACCCATCCGGGCGCAACGGGTTGGCTGCCGACCACCTGGTAACGGCGCGGGCTAAACACGATGAAGGCCCCCCTTCTTAGGCGGCTACAGCGGCGTAGTGCGCCCTAATGGCGTCTACGAGTTCAGGGCCGTACAGGTCGGTGAGGCCGTGGAACGGGGCTTGTTTGTCGTGTGGGTGTTGCAGCCACCAATGCCATTTCGTCACCTGCACATCCCCCGACTGGAAGCCGACGACCTCGGCCGGGTGGTGGTCGGTGTAGACGAGGTCGGGGGCGCGTTCCACGTTCCGGCAGAGGGCGAGCAGTGTGCCCGTGTCGCAACCCGACATCTGGTACGGGTCGAGCGGCGCATAGTCGACCCGCTCGAACATTCCCGTGGGGAAGACCCGGCTTCCGACGCCGCCCGGGTAGTCAAGCCTTAGGGCTGCCTGCTCGTTGGCTTCCGCGTTCAGGCAGGTGAAGTTGCGTGTGCAGAGGATCGCGTCCCCGACAGGTAGCCACGTGAGCCGGTCGGGGTGCATCCAGGAGTCGTTGCCGATCGCGCACACGTAGTCGAAGCCGTGTTCGTGCGCGTACCGGTAGCCAGCGTTGAGTTTCGCGCCGAGCCGGTTGTCATGCGCAAGGATGCGGAGGCAGTGATCGTCTGCCGTTTCCAGGTTCTCGTCATCTGCGATGACGAGCACATCGGCGTAGAGCCCTCGGCCGCGCAGCTTCGAGATGAGGTAGACGAACTGGAGGTAGCAGATCCGGGCGAGCTCGACCCGCTCATGGGCGGGGACGATGAAGAGAATGGATTTGCCCGCGGCCGGCTGGAGCGTGACCTCAGACAAGGATCCTCAACTGGTACTCGACCCCAGCCAACGGGGCCTGTAGCTGGGGGTGAACCCAGGAGCGTTGGTCGGCGCGGTCGACGATCAGGTCCGAGACGAGCCCACCCAACGTGCGGTTGGCTTCGATGGCGGCGCTGATGGGGTCGTTGTCGAGGAACGCGTCCGCGGTCTGCCAGCTGATCGCGTCCGTGGTGATCGCCACATACGCCTCTATCGGGCACGTCCACCACTCCACCCCGTCCAACATGGCGGCGTGCTTTTCGATGCTGAACCGGCCGACCTCAATCTGCGGTGGCACAGGGTTCGACGTCGGGTACGCCGACACGTGATACGTCGCTCCCAGACCGGTGGTGAGCGCCGAGATCCCGGACATGAGCGTGACCAGTTCGGCGCGGACTGCTGCGACGGACGCCATCAGGCGGCCACCCTTTCGCGTAGGAGCTCTACTGCGGAGGGGTTGGGGCCGTCATAGTCGAAGTATCTGACGAGGATTCCTCGTTCCGCGAACGGGCGCTCGTCCAAGTAGTTCCGACCAGACGGCCCAGACAGCCAAACAGTCCCACCAACCTCCGCAACCATCTCCGCGAGCCCCTCCGACGTGTCGTCGTAGCGCCCGGAGCCGAGATGCGACTGGAAATGCTGTTCCCGGTCGATCCCCAGACTGAGGAGGAGCTCCTGGTTGAGGGCGTGGTTGAGACCGACCAGGAGCTTGTAGGGGCGGCGGAAGTGGCGAGCGAACGGGGTCCCCTTGGTGCCGAGCTTGTTCTCCATCGTCCGGGCGCACTTCTCGCGGATCCGGCCGGTCGGGTCAGCGATCCGAACCTCGTTGATCGGCGCGAACGTGTCACCCTCAGCGACCGGCACCGTAAACACCGTCCCGTCCGAGAACCGGTTCCTGTTCACCCAGGAGTGCCGGCGGTATTGCATGGTGTCCATCCAGATCACGGCGTCCGCCGTGGCGATCTTCTGCGTGACTGAGATTCCGGGCAGCAGGTTCAACTGGTGCCCCGTCACGATCATGGGTGGTGCCGCTCCAGCAGGATCAGGATGTCGTTGTGCCGCCACTGGCGAGCCGACCCATAGAACGTCTCAGCCTTCGCGAACCGCTCACACTCACCCAGGCTGTAGCTCAAACAGTTCGGGTCGTCACCCGCGTACAGGCTCGCCGCCAACGCCCGGTTCGTCTTCGCGAAAAGACGCCTGAGCATGTACCAGGTCATCTCCTTCGACCAGCCATCCGCGAGATTGAACGGGCCACAACACACCGTGACGTCCGGATTCTCGAGCGGTTCCCACGTCTGGAACTGACGCTTCGGGAACGCCTGCCGCGCCCGGTCCACCATCCGCCGTGACCAGTCGTACCCGACATACTTCACGCCCTCCGGGAGGGCGAGGACGAGCTCACCCGGACCGCACCCCCAGTCCAGGAGCTTCTCCCCCGGCTGGGGTTTGAGGGCGTCGACGAGTTCGTCGTGGCGTTCGGTCATGCCGTCCCACGTCCAGCCGGCCGCCGTCCACGGCTCGGGTAGTCCGGCTCGTTCGTCCCACGCCTCGGGCGTGTTCCTGGTGTCGCTGAGGATGGTCATGCGGCCGATGCTTGAGCCCCACAACCAAGGGTCGAGCACATCAGTTCAGGTGTCCGTTCGACCCGGGCTGCGGAACGATTACCTTCGACAACCCCCGCTCACCCTGTTCGACGTCCCCTTTGAACTTCTCCCACGCCTCCGCGCTAAAGCAGACTTCGACCGCCACCCCGACCGGGACCGGCCCCTGTGGGGAACCGGCGATCGGGACGAGCTTCAACTGTTTGCCGCCCCCCGGCTGGTCTGTGATGAACCAGCCCGCGTTTTTCAGGCTGATCTCCCACGGCAGTACCGGGGCCTCAGACTCGCTCATGTGCCGTCCTCCATTCCGTGTACGCCTCGTACTCGCCCGGGTTCCACTCCGACAGGTAGTGGTGGGTGAACGCGAACCCGTGCGTGACGATCGGCCCCCGGTTCCGCAACCGGGCCTGACAGGTGATCCACGTGTCGCAGTAATGGTTCAGATGCGGCCAAGGCCGGTACGTCTCAAGGACGTCCCGCCGTGCGAACGGGGCGATGCAGTTCACCGCCACATCACCGTCGTCCAGTCGTTGCCCCATCCCCCCGGCCCCCTGGAGTGTCCCGTCGGGTTCGTAGATGACGGGACACACGACCTGGGTGGCGTCCGCCCGGTCGAGGACCACCTTGCGGGCCGACCAGTCGACCAGGACGAAATCGTCGGAGGCGAGCAACACAAAATCGGCTGTCGTCCGGTCAAGCCCGAGTTCCCAGCCTTCACCGCAGGACGGGGATTCTTCGACGATCACCCAGTCGAGGCCGTGCTCCTCGAGACTGTCGATCAGGCGCCCCAGGGACTGTTCCCGGCCGGGGATGGTCGGGATGACCGCCTCAATCCGAGGTTGGCGTCTCCCGCTCACGCCGTTCATTCAGCAACGGCAGGAGTTCGTATAGGGCGCACCGTCTGCTCTCACCCGCATCGAGTGGCCCTCCCATGTCGTAGGCGGTGTCATGCCAGATCGTGTGCGGCCACTCCGTGTAACCCAGCCACCTGCCCGGGTGGGGCATCACCAGCCTGCGGATCCCTTCCCGTTCAGCCCGGAGGGCTAGCCAGAGGTCGGCCTGGTTCGGCTGCTTGAAATCATCGGGTCGGGGCCGGATCGTGTCGACTTTGAACGCGCACACCCCAGTCCCGATGACGTCCGCCGGGACGAGGTCGGCGAGTTCCTCCATGCACCGATAGTTGTAGCGGTGGTCGCCCTCTTCGTCCGCGACCCACCCGTGAAAACTCAGGATGCAGTCCGGGTAATCGTCCAGCCACCGGAGAATGGTGGAGACATAGTCGGGCGGGTAGATGAGGTCGTCGTCCACGCCCAGGAACACGTCCGGGGCTTCCGCACACCCGGCGAACTTCTCCTGGTCACCCTTCGCCCCGGGACTGATGATGATCCTGTCCACCTGGCCGATCAGCGAGTCGACGGCCATGTGTCGGCTGCCGGCGCGTTCGGGGAGGGTCGCCATCCCCGCCCACACCACGGTCACGCCGCCACCAGGCCGTAGACCTTCCGCATCTCCTCAAGAGACTCCGCCGGGTACCGGTCCCGGAGGATCTCCCAGGCGTCCTGTTCCGCTTCGTACCGGTAGGCGAGACACGCCTCATACGTGTTCAACTGGCCGCCCCGGGTCTTCCAGTCGACGATCTGCCACGGCGACGCGTCAAAGTATTTGAGGGGCGGCAGGTTCCCCTGGTGCAGGTACACGAGGCGGTGCATGATCGACGTGTCGATCGCCCTGTCCCTGTGCTCATCCGCCGGCCTGCAGCCGAGGCGTTCGATCAGGTTGCGGGGAAAGATGCGTACGCCGTCGCCTCCGTCATACCAAATCCTGAGAGGACTGATCCGCTGGCCATCCTCACTGACCACCGAGGACAACCGGTGACACCGAATCTCTGTCGGCCCGGGAAGATCGGCGAGGATGATCGGATCCACCCAGTCATCCGACCCGAGCGGGATCACGTAGTCGGCGTCACCATGCCTGGCCGCGTACTGGTAGCCGTCGTTCCACTTGCGGCCTAACGGATAGTTGTCTTGGCGGACAGCCGGGAACCCCAACCCCTTAGCGGTCTCGAGGTTCTCGTCTTGTGCCACAACGACCGCCGAAGCGTCGAACCCCTGCTCGGAGAGCGCGTCACACGTCCTCTTGAGCTGCCGGAGACACACCGCTGTCTTCTCCAGCCGGCCATGAGCCGGCACCACGAAAAAGACTGTGGTCACGCAAACCAGGTGAGCACGTACGGCTCGAGGAGCGCCTCAACATCCGGGTCCAACCTGGGGACCCGCATCCCCCCGGTCTCGATCGAGCCCATCTCGTACCCCATCGGCGTGTTCCTGCGCCCAAAAATCCTGCGTGACTGCAACACACAAGCCCGATGCACCGGCCCCGGAGTAGACGGCCAACCCCAGTTCCCCGTAATCGTGATCCTGCCGTCAAGGGCCGCCCACCCCTGCGGAATCTCCGCCTTCGAGAACAGGAACGGCCTGGCGATCGTCCTGAGAGCCGTCCACGGAGCCCCATCCGCCGGCGCGTTCAACGGCTCCAAATAGAAGTCCGTCCCCAGCTGCCACTGATCCGTCGGGTCAAGGAACGTCGTCAACGACGTGAACGTGTTCAGCGGGAAGATGTCGGCGCGGCCCGTGTTCTCCGGTAGGAAGTATCGGACCTGGTTCGCGTCGTTGTCCGGGTAGAACCTGGACGCCGTCTTGTCGTCGATCGCCCGGGACACGTCGTCGATGATTCCGCTGATCTCCGCGTCCAGGGACGAGTCGGTGATGTTCGAGCCGGCTTTCACATCGGAGACGGTGCAGTACTGGGTGCTAACGGACACGCGTCTCCTTCGCGGTTAGTTCTTGGAGTTCGCGGAGAAGTTTGCGGCGCTCAAGGGGATCTTTAGATGCCAGGAGGCGCTTCTCAAGATCCTCGATTTCCTTCGTCATGTCGCCTCCCGTGAAAAGTAAGTGCGCGTTGTTCCACCAACACGATGGTTGGTAATCGAGCCGCGCCCCTCGTTCCCGACGGTCTTATTCGCCTGCGGTCACTTGCTAGCAGCGCCGCACAACTGGATGAGCCGTGTGGCTCAGGGCCTAGCGGGGGACGTTCCTGTTAACTACGAGCCGAAGGTCGGCGGGACGAGGCCAGTCACCTTGCCGCAAGCCGCCGGATACCGGCCGGCCGTGAAGGCTGCATACCCGTATGCGACAAGTTGCACCTGCAACGAAGTACCGGCCTGCTGTTCGAAGGCCAACGTCACGGGTTGCCCAGCCTCTTCCCAGAGATGCACCAACCCAGATGCCATGACGAGCACGGCATCCTCGTTGGAGCCTCCACCGAGGTTGGTCGGAACGTTCGCGTCGAGGTAGACGGGGAGGCCCTGGATCTGGCCGACGTACCCGTACCCGGCGGACTCGCCGGCACCGTCGACGTTGAAGAACGGCAGACCCGAGATGCCGAGGATCGGCCGGTTCGTCGTGTCGACAGCCGCCACCCAGGAACCCCACCTGCGCGGGTGGACGACGATCTTGTCGGCTGCGTAGCCGAGGCCACCGACAGCCGAGTTGATCTGCTGGATGACGTCGGCGACGTTCGCGTACACGGCCGGCAGGTTCGACGACGACGTTGCCGCAGACGTCTTAATGCCGGACGTGTTGAGGAACCCGACGAAGTTCACACCAGACCCGGAACCCGAGATGCACTGGGTGTCGAGGTCGGCGTTGTAGCGGGCGATGAGGTCCTCCATCAGGATTTCCTCGTTGTACGCGGCCCGCTCCAGCGACTGGCGTGACACGGGGCTGTAGCCGGCGATGGTGCGGATGTTCACCGTCAGGTCGGTCTCGACGATGTCCTGGGTCGCCACCGTGGCGTTCTCAGCCGACTGGATGTCCGCGGTGAGTCCCGTGGTGAGCCGCGGAATGATGATCGACATTCCGGTCTCGGGGAGTTCCTGGTGGTTGACCTGGTCTGCGAAGACACGGCCGTTGCGGAGCGCCTTGGCGTACATCCCGACGAGATAGTTCGGCGGGATCAAGCCACCGAACGTGCCGGTGGACAGGGCGCGCTTCTGCACGTCAGGAGCCATGTTGTCGAGCTCGTACTGCTGGTGCTTGGCGAGCCTTGCGGTCGCCATCGGGTCCTTCTGGATGTGCGAAGCGAACAGGTCGTCGAGGAATCGGCGGCCTCCGCGCTTCTGGTACATGTCGGGCTCGTCGACCTGGATCCGCTCGTTGAGCGGCTTCTCGTCGGCGGGAACCTCGACCTTCTGGAACAGGCTCTTGGCGCGCTGGAGTGCCTCAGCGTCCTCGAGCCTCGTCTTGCGGGCCTCAACCTCGGTCTTCGCGGACTCGTACGCGGAGCGGGCCGCCTCGGCGGTCTCGTCGTCCGTGTCGTCCTCGAGGGCCTCGAAGTCGGCGATCCGCTTCTCAAGCTCGTCGACGGCGTCGTTGTACGCCGCCCGGAGCTCGGGCAGGGTCTTGCCCATTTCGGGGTTACCTACTTTCGGTACTTGCGCCGCAGCTCGTCGCGCATGATTTGCGCCTCGAACTGCCGCTTTCTTGCTGCACGACCCCCGAGGTCCGGGCTGATCGTGGGCTCGCCCCCGAAGACCGGGCTGACGAGGGTGGCCTCCACCGTGGTGGACTGACCGAGCGCCGCCGCATAACTCCGCAGCGACGAAACTGTTTGTGGGTACGCGCCCTGTGGGGTGGCGCACACGTCGTACAACCTGCCGGCGGCGAGGAGACGGTCGCGTTCCTCCACCCGGCCATCGTCGAGTTCGCGGGTGTGCGTCTCCTTGTTCGCGATCGTGAACGCGAACGACGCCTGCTTCAACACGCCGGTCGCCATCTTGGACGCCATCCGGACAGCATCCGGGTCGTCCTTGGGGACTTTGGCGAGGAAGTGGAGGCCGTGCGCGTCCGACCGGAGGATCAGGGATCCGGGCTGGCCCGCGGGCACGTCCGTGGCGGCGACACTGGAGAGCATGTCGTGGCCGTAGTTGAAGTGGACGACACCATCCGACGTTTGCAGTGACTGGCCACGGAAGATCGGCTCGAAAAATCCGGGGTCGATCTCTTCACTCCGGACGAGGAAGTTTCCGTCGTAGAGGACGGTGCTCCGGTTGAAGACGGCCGCGTAGCCGGACATGGTCCAGGTGTCGTCGGGGGTGGCGGTCGGGTCGCGGACTTCGATATGGGTGATCGGGGCGACCGCGTACCGGAGTTCGATGTCGTGGGTCGCGGCGCGGTCGTCTCCGTCGTTGTCGCCGCCACCGTTCTTGGCGAGGATCCCCTCCGCCTTCTTCGTCAACCGCTCCTTCACATCCGCGGGCAGGTTCGACTGGGGGATGCGGGCGAGGGCGTTGCGGAGGTGGGGAAGGTCGACTTTGCCGTTCGCGTCCTTATAGGGGAACATCCGTAGGTCGCGGGGAGTTGTCTTGCCTTCCGAGTCCTTTTTGCCTCCGTCTTTGATGTAGAGGAAGCTGCTGTCGGGGAGGTTGTTTTGGAACGCGGTCGACCAGACCGCGCGTTCGTCGATCGCGTCCATGCGTGTCCTTGGTTCGGGTTTCGGAGCCCACTCGTCGCACACGAAGGACGAGTCGACCGGGGTGTCAAACATCGAACAGGTGCCGTCCCGGAAGAAACTGCAGTTGCCGCAATCCCTGGAATCGCTGGCTGGCCGGTAGTCGGCCCAGGCGAGCCCCTCTTTCCCCATCGGATGATCCATAGGGGGTTAGCAGGACGCGGGGAAGGTGTTGTTCAGGTTGACCGGGTTGGTCGCGTTGGTCGTGTCGAAGGTCAGGTTGGGGCTGATTGACGGACAGACCAGCGAGTTCTCGACGCCCGAGTCGATGCTCGTCCCGATGGTGACGTCGTGGTAGGCGGTAGAGCCGGGATGCATCTGGCAGCCGTTGCAAACGATCGCGGACGGGGGCTGTGTCGAGTTGCCCGCCTCGACCACCCTGAACTGGGCGTCGTTCGCGGTCGTGCAGGCGATATACAGGTTGTCGAAGGTGACGTTTGCGCCACCCACCGCTTGCACGCCGTCCTGGTGGACTGAGCCCGAGCGTCCCGTGCAGTTGATCGACCCGCCACCGATGACGAGGTCGTGGGCGCCCTGGGCGACATCAACACCGTCTGATCCGTTGGTGTTGACCACGATCTTGCCGATGCTGCCGGTGCAACCCGCATCGAGTTTGATCGCCTTCTTGGTTGACCCGTCGTCCATGTTCACGGTGACGGAGTCGAGGCTGACGGGTTGGGTGCAGTCCCAGCCAAAGAAGTTGCCGCACTGGCCGAGCGAACAGGTGACGTTGACCGAGCCGGTGAGTGTTGTTTGGGCGGACGCCCCACCGATGAGGGGGAGCAGGAGAAATCCGACCGCCAGTACGGCCAGTACGACTAGCCGCCTCATAGCAGCCTCCTAGTAGTTAGACGACCGCGGCGACGGCGAGTGCCACTACCTCGTCGTCGTTGCGGAGAAGCATGAGCAGTTCCTCTTCGATCGTCCTGCCGCCACCGTGCTGTCCGACCGCCGGGGTGGGTTTGGGCGGGACGACCACCGCCGCCGACAGGCTCGAGGAGCCAGCGAGCGTGACGGTGAACCGTTTCTCGGGGGTGAGCGTGGTGACGAGCGCGCTCGAACCGGCCAGCGCCACGGAGAAACGCTGGTACGGGGTAACCGTACCGGTGAGCGCACTCGTTCCTGAGAGCGTCGCCGTGATCCGCTGGTACGGGGTAACGGTCGCGGTGAGGACTGATGTCCCGGCCAGCGTTACGCTGATCCGCTGATACGGGGTCAGAGTCGCACTGAGACTCGACGTGCCCGCGAACGAAACCGTGATCCGCTGGTACGGGGTAACGGTGGCCGACAGTGCCGAAGTTCCAGCGAATGTGACGGTGAACCGCTGGTAGGGCGTCACCGTTGCGGTCAGGCTCGACGTCCCCGCAAAGGTGACTGTGAAGCGTTGGTAAGGGGTGACGGTCGCTGCCAGGGAGGACGTCCCAGCAAACGCGACCGTGAAGCGTTGGTAGGGCGTAACCGTCGCCGCGAGGGTGGAGGTCCCCGCGAGGGTTGCGGTGATCTCCTGGTATAGCGTAACGGTCGCGGTGAGCGAACTCGTGCCCGCGAACGAGACCGTGATCGCGTCCGTGCCGGCGGGGCTTAGAGCGGCCGGGAAGTTGTAGGTGATCCCGCCGAGAACCGGCCTTTGCGGCGCCCCACTCATGTCAGTTCGGGATGAGGATCACGGTGCCGTTGCCGCCACCGGTCGCGTTATTGGTGCCGGTCCCATGCGGGGACCCCGCAGCTCCCCCGTTGGCGTCAATCGTTTGTCCCAGGATCGCGCCACTGTTGACGCTGGCTGAGATCACGATGACGAGTCCACCACCGCCGCCGCCTCCGCCGCCGACGTTGCCTACCGTGCGGGTGGCGCCGGAGCCGCCGCGCGCCTGAATCGATCCTGTCCCCAGGATGATTTGGGCGGACACGATCACCACACCACCCCCGGCGCCGCCGCCGCCGCCGGAGTTTGTGGTGTCACCGCCACCGGCGCCGCCGCCCGTGCCGCCTTGCGGGTTCGCCCAGGTGTTGTTGCCCTGGACGAGCTTGCCGAGGACCGCGTTTGGTAGAGAGCGCAGCGTCCCTTGGGATCCGGCTAGCGCCGTCTGGGTTCCCGCGGCCCCGCCGGAACCGCTGGCCCCTGTGCCGCCTGTCCCGCCGAGGCCTCCGAACGCAGCGTTGGCACCGTTCGTCCCGGCGCCTCCGGTGGTGGTGGTTCCGCTACCCCCGGCGGTTCCGGGGGCGGATGTGCTTGCGCCACCCTGGTTGTTGAGTGACGAGTTGGCGTTGGCGGTGCCAGTTGCCCCTCCGGAAGCGCTTCCCGCAGACGCACCATTCCATTGGATCGTGCCGTTGTTGGTCAACTCTCCCAGGCAGAAGATCCGGAACCCGTTGGTGACGATCGTGACGCCGTTGTTGATCGTCGACCCGGTGGCGAGGAAGATGTCGCGGGTCAGGGTGTACGTCGACGACGACGGAGCCAATCCGAGAACCGTGGTTGTGCCGTCGAAGGTGATCGTCCCATCTGAGGCGTCCCCGTAGGTGCCCGCCCCGTACTGGAGTCCCGCGGCGCTGCCGGAGATGTCGTGGAGCGGCATCTAGTTGATGGACTCAAGCCCCACGAACAGCGTCGTGAACGAGTCCGACGCCGAACCGAGCGTGATACCCATAAACAGGCCCGCGGCGATCGAGAGGTCCACTGAGACGCTCGCGGTGGACCCGAACACGATCTGGCTTCCCGTTGAGGCGGCGATGATCGCAACCGCCGGCGAGAAGACGCCGTTGCCGACCATCTTCGAGTTCGTACCAGCCAAACCCACCTGGCGAGCCACGAACATGTACTCGAGCTTCCAGGGTGCGTTCGACGCCGACGCGGCGAGGGCGGTCGCCGCCGACGCGGTCAGCGATGTGCCGCCCGTGGTGGTTCCCCACCGTGGGGTCAGGGTGATGTTCCCCTGTCCTGACCCGGCGGTGGTGGCGATCCCGAACGCGGTGCAATACCAGACTTGGCCCGCCCGGACCGTGTTTGCCGCGATCGCCGTGTATTGGGACGCGGGCCACAAGCCTGTTTCGGATGTGCCGGTGACGGCGGTTTGGTCGGCGAGCGCGATGGCGCCGTCCATCATCTGCCGGAACGGCCCGAACGCCGCCTTGGGCTCCCTGAGGCCGTTGATTCGGGCTTCGCGGGACCGTTTCAGGTTGTCCCGGGCCTTCTGGGGGACGCGAAGGTCGGCGGCCATGTCTCCAAGGTCGTCCCAGTCCATCTCGATCCGGTCGGCGAACCTGTCAAGGAGACCCATGACCTACACCTCCGAGACGGTGAGGCCGTTGATGTTGATCTGGGGCGTGTCCCCAGGGTTGATCGCCGTCGAGGTGACGGATCCCCAGTAGAGGATGTTCCCGGTCGTCGAGGCGTCAAGGACAGCCACATACGTGACGGTCTGGAGCGTCCCGGCGTTGGCGGCGAACGTGATCGCGGTCGCGTTCTGAATGTTCGACCCGGACGATGAGGCGGGGAAGTTCGTCGTGTTCGCGGTCACCGCAACCCGCGCATATCCCGTGTACGACGCTTCACCAGCCGTCGAACCCGTCGAGGACGCGGATAGAGTCGCGGTCCAGAGGGCGAAGTAGAGGGTGGCCGGGAACGAGTATGCGGTCGCGTTCCACGTCTGGTTCAAGACTTTCGAGATGAAGAACTGGGATTTGCCGGAAGCCATTAGCCCTCACTCCTTGAGGCAAGGAACGCCTCCCAGTCGGCACGGCTCACCGACTGTGTCTGGCCGTCCTCGAGCTCGACCTGGACGAACTGGCCGTGTTTGCGGTCATGCCACGACTCGTCACCGTCTTCTGCGAGCCGGTATGTGCCGTCATCGTCGAGGAACAGCCGGTCGCCCGGGTTCCCGTCCTCGTCGACGGACAGGTGCCACCCGTCCGCGTAGCAGACAGGTCCTTCATAGGTGCTCACAGGCTTACTCCTCTTCGATGGTCAGTTCGGAGATGAAGCCCTGCTTGCGATCCACGGACACCTTCTTCCGGGACGGCTTCTGCTCCGGCATGTTCACGGTCACAACGGGTGCCTGTTGTTCCGGCACGTTCACGATGATCGGCTGCACAGGCTGTTCGCGTTCCAGGGCGGCAGCGATCCGTTCGTTCGTCTCAGCGAGCCGTTCGTCGCGTTCCCGCAGTTCTGCGGCCTCCTGTGCGCGCTCGTCGCGGCGGCGACTCTCAGCCTCAACCTCAGCCTCTCGGCGCCTCTCCTCGGCTTCTGTGCGCTCCTGGACGGCTGCCCGCAGCACGCTCGCGTTTACGCGCGCCTGTTCGTCGATCGACTCGCGAACAGCGTCGCCGAGCTCGATAGCCAACGGCTTGATGTCGATCGGGGCTGAGATGTTGATCTCCGGGATCCGCGCCAACGCACGCTCACTTTCGGGTTGTTCACCATCAGGCGGTGAAGGCTTCGGTAACGCAGCGGACGGGTTCTCCGCACCCCCAACCGGGGTCACCTGCAACGTGTCGCTGTTCGGGTCGTCGTCCCGCTCATACCCCAACTGGTGGCGGGCCTCGTTCGGCGTCAAGATGCCCGCCTGGACGAACGCTTGGATGATCGTCGCCTCCGTCATCAGGTCGCCCCTGACGAACCCGGACGTGTCGAACCCCGGATACGTCTGCGACCCACCGAACAGGTCCGGATCCGCATACAAAGCTTCTTCGATCATCGCCAGCTCGGGCTCGAGGAAGAACCGAAGGAACTCCATCAAGTCCTGCTCCAGATCCACCCGGGCGGTGACGGTCTGAACCCCGAGGAGGTCTGCGGGGACTCCCATGATCCGGGCGGCGTCCTGGACGGTCAGATTCGCCATCTCCGCGAACTGGGCGTCCTGCATCGTCATCCCGATCGGCTTGATCTCCATCCCGCCACCCAGGACGACCGTCGTTTCAGCGTCCGCGCCTTCATAGTTGGCGCGCCACACCTGCCGCCACTGTTCCGCCTGCTCCTTCCCCACCGACGGGGGCAGCGTGATCGCCGACTGGATCGCGGTACCCCGGCGCCACATCCGGGCCTCATGGGTTTGCCGGCCGATCGGCCCCTCCAACGCCTGCCGGTACACCTCGATCGGCGTCGGCGCCGTCAACTGGCCACCCTCCCCGTAACCCCTGATATGCAGGACGGTCCCAGGGTCGACGTGGTAGACGCCCTTCCCGCGCCCCACCGGGTCCACATAGCCGGGGGAAACCTCAACCCGGAACTGGACAGCATCCGAAGCAGTCGTGTACTCCGGAGTCACCTGGTCCGGGTGCAACGCCCACCACTCCACAACCCGGCCAGTAGCAGGGTCGACGTTCTTCCAGATGTACGCGTTGTTCCGCCACGCCAACGACTCCTCAACCGTCGACCAGAACGAAAACCGCGTCTGGCACGGGTTCGTCGCCGTCGGCTGCGGCCCATTCCTGAACAACCTGGCCTGCCAGACCGTGTCGATCCGCTCCCGGGTCGGCCCGTCACCCTTCCAGCAGTAGAGGTGGAGTTTCGCGACCGCGTCTGCTCGGAGGCGTGCGGCCCGGTTGAGGGCGGGGATGCCTTTGGCGTGTTTCTCGCCGACGTTCGGCTTGATGTTCCGGAGCCCCGAATAGCCCCAGCGGACCATGTCGGAGAGCGCGAAGGCGCGCGCCTGGATGTTCACGTCGCGGCCGCGGGTTCTAGTGACCACTCAACACCTCGAAGAAGAAGACTCGTTCACGCGGCACGACCGCCAACTGCGCCTCATCAAGAACAACCGGTTCCGCACCCTCCGCGAGCAAAACCCGTGGGAGTGCAACCGCGTACTCGCGTCTGCGCCTAGAGACAAGAAAACCCTCGAGTGAGGGTTCCTGATCGACGAAGTGGATGCGGACACGCCGTGCTCGTTTCAGCCTCACCACGCCTCCATCCACGGCTCGGCCGCGTCGTTCGTTAGATGCCCCCACAACGCGATCGTGGAAGCACAGAGCGGCGAAATGTCAACGCTTGACCGCTTCCGGTCCCACGCCCACGCATCACCCAGCGGCCGCTTCGTCGCGCCCTGGATCGCCTCAGCTAGTTCGGGCGTCCCGAGATGACTCAATCGCTCCTGGACGGCTAGGTCGTAGAACGTGCCGCACGCCTGCGAATAGTCGCGAGCGGAGAGCGCTGTCACTTCGATGTTCTGCTGCTCGAGCTCGTGGACGAGCGACCCCGCCGGGCCGGTCGCGTCACAGAGAACTGCTGCCGGGTTGTGCGTCTTGTGGAGTTGGGTGAGCTGGGGGACTACCCAACCGGTGCCGGGGCCGTGCATGACGACCTCGATTCCCTTCTTGTCGCCGTCGGGGCGGTTGCCGGCCGAGGAGATCGTTGCGAATGCCCGGTCTGGGCTCACATCGAAGGCGAAACACAGCGGATCCAGCAGTTTTCCCTTCGGATCCATGAGTTTTTGCCACAACTCGAGGCTGATGATGTGAGATCCCTCGAGATCCTCCCAGAAACCGATGCTCAACCGCTCAACGGGGAAGTGGCGGCCGAGAAGCATCGTTCGGCGCTCGTTCTCGATGTATTCCTCGCTGATCCGGATTCCCAAGCCTGGGTTCGAAACCGCCCAGAACTCCCGATTGACCAGGTCTTCCGCTTTCAGATCGTCGGGATCATCGAAGGGGGCCGACCATTCGAACCATGCGACCCGGTCGTAACCGGCGAGCGCCTCGGTGCGGACGTTGCTGAACTGGAGGCCGCGATGCTGCGTGTTCAGCGCGTCGACCGCTGACCCCGTCCACCAAATCTGTGGGTTGCCGTCCATCGACAAGGCTGCCTGCGTCGGGCCGAGAGACGCACCAGATTCGGCGTCGAAGATCATCGCCTCGTCGATCGCGATCAGATCGACTTCTTTGAACCCGCGGAACGCGCTCCCCGAACGGGTGTTGAAAAGGATGCGTTGGCCGTCCCGGAGCTCGATCGCCTCAGACCCTTTCCCGCGTGAGACCTTGAGGACTCGTGCGTCGAACTCCGGGACACCTTCGATCTTCGCCAGCAACCAGCGGAAATGCTCGTTCGCTGTCTTCTGCTCATGGGCCGAATGGACGACGAGCTTCTCACCGAACGCGAAGATCCCGGCGAGCTGGCGAACACCCAAGATCACGTTTTTGCCGTTCTGGCGGGCGACGCACAACCCCACGGTTGGTGTCTGCCAGCGCCCGTCTGCGCGTTCGCCGAGTGAGTTGATCAGGACGTATTCCTGCCAGGGATCCAGCGTGATCCCGGCGATCCGTCCGACCTCTATCGCCTCTTCCCCGGCGGAAGTCTCGAACGCCGGGATATTGGAGAGTCTAGGAAGCTGCGCGCCGCGCAGCACGCTTGCGAGCGAGCTCATCCAGCCGGTCCTCGGCCCTGGTTGGCGGCGCTAGTTCGCGCAGCACGGCAAGAAGCTCGGTGAACCGTCCCACCATCGACGCCTCCCCCTGCATCGCAGCACCGGACAACCTCGCCATCCTGGCCGCGTCTATCGCCTCCGCTGCCGCAAGCGCAGCCGCAGCCTCCGGAGTATCCGCGGCAGCCTGGTTCCTGGCAAGGAAAGACTCCATCGCTTCCACGCAAGACGCCATCACCACTCCCTTGAGGTCCGCCACCTGAACCGCCGGCCCGCCGTCGCCCGGTTACACCGAACATGCTCCGGACCACCAACACTCTCACCATCCGGATGGCCGAGATCCCAAGGCTTCAACGGATCAATCAGCCCTCCAACCAGCCTGCCGTCCACAACCTCAGCCTCAAAGCAGCCAGCGCCGCGGGCACACCTGACCTGGCCGCCCCAAACCACCGACTCCCACCGCTTCCGAAGCAACGGATGAGACCCCGCATATCGCGCCAAACGGCGTTTCCGGTTTCGTGGGGGGTACGGACTACGCGGAGTCATTTGGCCTCGCGTGTCTTGCTATGTGACCCCCCCGTGGCCGTCTGCGGGCACGCAGCGGCCGACGCGCTGGTGATTGTGCTTTGTGCATCGGACGACATCATTCTTCGTCGAGACCGTCAGCCAGTGTGCCGTCGAACTGGGAAATGTGGTCATCGTCGTCTGGCTGGACGGCTTCCCATCGTCCACCCCAAGTCTTGGCTGCGATGCGTGCTGCTGCCCGGTTGAGGATGCGTTGGGCTTCTGCCTTGGCTTCTGGGCTAGGTTCGGACGACATCGCGTTCCTCCACTTTGAGTAGATCACCGACCTTCTCAACCTGTAGATCAGCCATCCTGTCAGCGATTCGAGCGAACATCATTGCCTGACCGATCTCGGTGGCGCCGCGAGCCTGATAGTCGTCAGCGATAGCTAGGCAGTCTTGGCGCGTGAGGTCGGCACGACGCTTGAATCCTTGGCCGGGAACGTTCTGCGGCACGAGCAGATCGGTGAGGAACTCCTCAAGTGCCATCTTCTCGAATTCACGGACCATGCGTTCAGTCTTCGCCCACAACCAGCGGTCGGCGCTGATCTTCGCGACTTCCGATTCGGTGGCAGTGTTAGGGACGAGCCCGAGCGCAATTGCGTCGTCTCGTTCGCGTTCTTTGCGGTTGTGCTTCTGGGCTGGCGTCTCGCGATCCGCTCGTTGCCGTTCGTAGGTGAGCTGCTTGTGAACCTCTTGCCTGAGCGCGGACCGAAAGTCGATCAACGCTTCAACTCGCCGCCACACCCAGGATTCTCCTCGGTGGGCGATTAGCGCGTCCATGACGTCCTCGGCGAGGTAGTTGCCGAGACGGATGTGTTGCCTGATGGCGGCGCGCAGCTCAGCGACGGCGGCGCTCATTTGCCGTCCTCCTTGGGTAGATGCGTAGACGCGATCTTGTTGTACGCCCACCGCAACTCATCAGCCTCAGCCTGCGCTTCGCGACCGAGCGCGAGGGCGATATGGGCTGGCGCAATCGCGTTCTGTCCGTGCGACAACGCCTCTCGGTAAGCCAGATCGATGATCTTCTTGGCTTCCGGTGTAAGCCGCTCGTGACTGTCACTCATGCCGCGACCATCTCCAACGGCAACGCGGGGCCCACACTCGCGGTCGGTGGCTCATACCAGCGGACCAACGTGTCGATTCCTGCTTCGACGGTGGGTTTGTTGACCCATGCCGGCCACGACGCGAGTAGACACGAATACACGGATGTGCCTTTGTGTTCCGGGAGTTTGGCGGACGTCCTGACCTCGGCACAGGGGCCTAGCTGTGGCCAGATGATCAGCTCTGTGCCGCCGCGTTTGGTTGCGCGTCCGACCATTGTGCGGCGGCTCAGGATGGGGTCGACGTGGCGGGCCATGACGTGCCGGTGAACCTTGGGTTTCCGGTAGGCGAGTAAGGCTAGGCAGCGTTCCAGTTCGCGCATCTCCGGTGTCCACGTTTGCGGCATCCGTAGTGGGGCGCGGTCACCGCCGCGAGGTGTGTCTCCGGAGCGGAGCAGGGTTTCTTGGGCGGCGCGGAACTGTTGGAGCATCGAGATGATCGTGTCGCGGTCCCGTTGCGTCGGGTTGATCATGCGGCCTCCTGGATGAGCGCGCGAACGTCGCGCAACTGCTGGGCGAGAAGCTCATATGCGGCCTGCTGGTCTTCGGTCTGCCACTCCGGGGAGCCTTGGATGTCGACGTAGTCGACGAGTAGCGCGGCGGCTCGTACGACGCGGGTGATGGCTTTGGGGCCAGCCTGATTCATGCTGCCTCCGCGAGCCACATCTCAAGCTCGCCATACGTGTACGCCTCGATCAACATGAGGATGCGTAGGCAGCGGAGTCTGCGTTCGTACTTGTCGCGGTTCATGCGACCCCTTTCAGGTCGTGGACTAGATGCTGGTGCGCCCTGCGGGCGATGTCGGTGGCGAACTGGATCCGGCAGACGTCGCCGTTGCCGTAGTCGAACCCGCAGACGAACACGGGGGGCTTCGGGATCAACGTCGACGCCAACGCGCGAATCCGTGTGACGCGGCGGCGCACCTGCGACCGTAAGAGTTCGTCTCCGTCTGAGAGGTCTTGGACGAGGAAGTCGAGTTCCCGGAACAGGTCCTCACGCGAACACGTCGCTTTGGACGTGAACTCGGCGGGCGGGATCCTGGCTGCTTCGAGCCAGTCTCTCTCTGATCCAGCGCTTTTCACGCGACTTCCTCAAGTGACCGCTGGATCACGGCCGCGACGTCTAAAGCACGTGAACTTGTAGGGGAGGGGAGGGGAGGGGGCATATGCGATTCGCTGTGGCCGTTGCTATGGCTTTTGCCATCGCCCTTGCCATGCCATCTGCGATCCGCGCCGCGTTTGCCAGCCTCCGAGCGCTTCCGTTTCCGCTCCTTCACGGCAGCCGCGGTCGGGTTGTAGTCGAGGTAATCGTTGATCGCGAACGAGTCGCCGAGGTCTTCCCATAGGCCGGCAGAGACGAGCTCCAGCAGATGTCTGCGTGTCGCCTTCGTGATCGCGCACACAGCCGCGACCTGACGCTCCCGCAGGATTCCGTCCGTGAGGTTCCTCGCGCAGTAACAGAGAGCAGCCATATGGAGGCGGAAGCTGCGATCGGACAGGTCGATGATCTTCTCGTGCTCGGCGAAGCCGTCGTCAACTGCTAGCCAGCTCATCCGTGACCCTTTCGTAGTAGCCCTCAACGCGCTCGAGATACGCGGTGACCAGCCGCGCAAGCTCGAGAGTCAAACCGTGTGGCATGTGCTTGTTGCAATGGACGCACGCAAGACCCCGAGGGCGTCCGTAGCTGTTCTCCTTCCGGTTGTGGCCGTGGTCACGGTCGTGGCGGCGCTCCTGCGATCTGGGCTTGCCGCAGACACCACACGACTCGTCCGTAACTCCATGAATGGCCACGTTCGCGGCGTTGTAGACCTCGTAGGAGTCGTCCCTGAGCGTCAACTCATGCTTCGGGACTCGCCGCTTCGGCCGGGACCGCTTACAGCCGTCTCCGACGCACTTCTGCTTGACCCGCGGATTACGGGTTCCGCAGCCGGCGCAGAGCCAATAGGGCCTCTGCTTAGCCAACCGGAACCCCTTGGTTATGCGGTTCTAATCGTTCCTCGTCCTGATGTTTCCTGCGAGCCGTTTCCTGGTGCGGATCCTCACCCTCCGGAGGTTCGAATCCTCCCGCCCCCACTAAACGATCCTCATGAAAACAATTGGCCGCTATTTGCGAACTTTCAACGGCAGCCACGTCTTCTAGTCCGGCAACGTGTTCTGGAGCACGCTTGGGCCTCTCTGGAACTGCTGAGGCTTCGCGCATCACTTGCGCGTATGACTTCGGACCTACAGGCGTTTCCAGATCGCGACGCGAACGGTCTCTAGGAGCCTTCGCCACCCCTTCAGGTGCTTGGGGTCGCTGGGTAGGTGTGAAAACTTCATCGTCTCCTCCTAGCGATGTGCCCCAGGACAGGTCTCGAACGCGTTCCATCTCGGCCTGCCTGTCGAGTTTCCGAAGGTAGATCTGCGTCGTCGCCGGCGACCTGTGACCCATCAGACTTTGCAGCGCCAGAGTGTCGCGCTGGTGAGTCTCGAGGTAGTAGACGGCGAACGCGGCGCGGAGCGCATGCGTGTGACACCGGACGCCAGCCTTGCCAGCGATCGACTTCACGATGTCGTAGATGACGCGGTGGCTGCGCTCGTTAGCGCGTGACGTGTGCGGCCTCGGTCCCATGCTCGGGATCAGGTAGTCATCCTCCGCGTACACACCCGCAGCGATCGCCGACCGGATCAGATCGTCGAGCTCATCCGGGACGGGCTTCCAGATCGTCTTGCCGCCCTTCTCGCGGAACCGGAGTCGACGATGCAGTTGGTCGTAGTCGCCGAGCCTCAGCCTCGACGCGGCGCGCCGGCGGCAGCCGGTGAACACCAGGACGCCGATGCACAGCCGTTCCGACCATCCGGACGCGACCTCGAGCATCCGCTTGACCTCCGCGGTCGACACGGTGACGACGTCGAGTTCCTCGGACGAGAGTCGCCGCGTCCTGGCGATCGGACCCATCGGGTCCTTGACGATCTTGCCCTCGCGTAGAAGCCACGAGAACAGCGAAGCTAGGTGCGCTTCGATGCCGGCACGCGTGCCTTTGGCGAGCCGCGCCTTCGTGTTGAGGTAGCGGCGGATGTCGTCCGACGTGACCTTGGACACGTCCGTCTCGCGCGGGATGAAGTCTGCGAACTGCCTGTACGTACGGTCGTACGTGACGAGGCTTGTGGGCGTGAACCCCCGGCGTTCGCAGTCGCCGAGGAAGTCCGTGGCCGCCCTATCGAATGTGAGCATGACACGCACTACCACGCTCGAGGACTCGCGGTCAACCCGCACCAGCTCTGGATCCTCCTGGAAGCCCGATTCGTGGCTCATAGGTCGAAGTCTCCGCGGACGACGACCTGCCAGCCGGCTCGCAGTCGGCGAATCAAGCGCTGGAGCCGGCGCCGATAGGACGCAAAAGCTAGTTCTGAACCCGTCACAGGGCGTCTCCGTGGATGATGCGGCCGGTGCGCTGGTTCGCCCGTAGCCGCGCGATCTCGCGCTCGAGTTCCTCGATGCGGTACTGGTAGCCCTTCACGATGATCTGCCGGGTGTACGCCGGCGAGACGTCCTTCGGCACAAACGGGGGC